CATGTAAGCCGTCGTTCTCAAGCGTGACGCCCGCGAAGCGGGGCCAGGCCGACACGGCCGCGAACTGGCGGTGCTCCACCTCCATGATCGTGTTCGGCCGCACCACGAGGGTTCCGCGGGCGGTTCCAGCAGGGACGGAGAAGCCGGGGTCGATGACCAGGACCTTGCCCTTAGCCTCAGCGGCGGCCTCGGCGGCCTTCCGAGCCACGTCGCCGACATAGTCAACTAAGGTCCGCGGGGCGTAGATGGAGTCCGCGACCTCGCGGGTGACGTACTTGGACAGATCTCCCGGGGACTCGGGCGGCTTACCGCCGTCGTTGATCTTGACGCCGGACGTGCCGATGTTGATCGTCACCTGCGACGGCCCGCAGTACCCGGTCTGAGGCTTCTCGTCTGCCATATCTCTCCTTAGGCCTGAATCTCTACAGTAGCTGGAAGCTCGTTGGCACCGTCCCACACGGTTACTACGACCCCGATCTCGTCGGTACCGTTCCACACGGTAGTCGTCGGCCCCGCGGGGGCGGGGGTCTCATAGACCTTCAGCGAGTGGACGAGGATGTCGTGGGCGCTGGCCGGGACGAGCAGGGACGGGAGCCACCTCGGGCGGGGATCGGCAGGCAGTTCGACCTCCAGCAGCGCCGTCCCGGTCTGGGCGGGAGACAGGTCGAAGGTCTTGATGTCGAAAGGCCCGGCCACCTTCGCCTTGGCCTCGTTGAACCAGTTGACTCGGACGTCGATCTGGTTGGAGCTGCCTGAGGTGTAGGTGACCTCGATAGTGAACTTCCGTGCCCCAACAGGGACGGCCGCCCCGTCGTAGGGGGTGGTCGAGGCGCCGGCGGATAGGTACACCGAGGTGCCCTTCCTCTTCCCCTTGGACCACCACCAGTCCCCGAGGGCGGGGAGGATACTGTCTGCCACTACGCGTCCTTCCTGACGATGATCGTTCCGGGCTTCGTCCCGGCCGGGACTGCCTCATGCTTTCCAAGGGACAGGACCGCGGGTCGGGAGCGAAGCTCGGCCACCTCCAGCTTCAGAGGCAGGTAGCCCTTAAGCCAGGGCACTACGAGCTCAAGGATGTGATTTGAGGGCGGGTTGGCGTACGGGTTACCGACAGGCTCCCACTGGCCGCCCTGCTGCGGGTCCTCGCGTAGCTGCCCGTCGGTGATGTACAGGTGCGCGATACCGAGCTTGTCGGCCTTGTCGAANNNNCCTTCATGTGGTCCGGGAGGATCGGCGTGCCGGGGTCCTCGTTCAGGAACGCCGTAGCGTCCTTCTCGAACATCATGCACACGTCGAAGTCNCACCTTCCGGTAGTTCTCCGAGGTGACTCCGTGGACGACGGCCCACCAGCGGG